TTCTTTGCTGTGAAGGTAGCAACTATTGCATTGCCTGATGTCTCTACTGAGACTGTAGCGGCTGCGGCATCGCTGTGAAGGACGCGCTTGACGTAGAGTTCACGTCCGCCGTTATTGAAGAATTGAGCGACGCCAAAGACTGCAGGGAATGCAGCGTTGTAGCCACCAAACTTTGAAGTAAATTCTGTCCAAGATTGAACGCGAGTCACAATCTCAGGACCTTGTGCGAAAGGGGCAGCGACTGCACCAGCGGCACTCGTAGCAACTCCCTGAGCGAGAGGTGCTGGAAGTAGGGTCTCTGTTAAGTAGACGCCTGGACGACCGTAAGTCATTCTTTCTCCTGTCTTGTTGTTGGTGGGTTCCGTATTATGGACGAATTGTTATTGGATCGATTGGCGTAAACTCAGGAATAGTTCCTCCACGAACTTGATCCTGGTAGCCTGTCATGTCGACTTCGAGTGCCTTATAGACTGCCGTATAGAGTTCTGGTGTGATCTCACTTGAGATGCGCACCGTGAATGCGTTTACGAATAAACGCTTACCTGCTTCTGTGATATCTCGCTTTGAGATATCCAGAACATCAAGACGACGAACTGTGTTGTCGTTAGGTTGTAGCACACCAAAGCGCAGGGGTAGTCTGGTGTACATAAGTTGAGCAAGGATCTCGCGGTCATGGCGAGGTTCACGGGCATAGGTTGTTATCTGATAGTCAATGTTAACTGGGATAGGCTGATGGATATACCAGTCATGATCATCGCCATTGTACTCTGTTGACCCATCAGGCATTGTTGTTGGGTCTGGCAAGTAGGACGGCTTAACGAGTCCACGCATAGAGCGACTGAAGTCTTCAGCAACGTCCACCATGTCGATGGTGATGTAGGGGTAAGTCTGGTCTCTGATTTCCTGAGAAGGCTGTCCAAACCATACGCCCACATCGCGGGTGCTTGTACCGTTTGCGTTGGACTTCTGATCTGTCACCTTCATGCCCTTGAGGAGATTGCGGATAGCCTCATCTTCTGAAAGAAGAAATGTCATAGTCCACCTCCAAGACGAGCAAAGAGACGGCTGGTGAGAAACTCTTCAGATTCGCTCATCCGATTTGAGAAGCGGCGAATGGCGTATGTAGGACGTTGTCCTGGTGTTCCGTACTCAAGATCCTGAGCCTCATCAAAGTGGGAAGGATGGACGTGAGCAGTGAAGCCATCGTTAGATGTATAGCGGACGTGAAGTCCACTGATGATCTTTGAAGGCCAACCTGAGGCCTTGGCTTCTGCACGGAGTTGGGCAGACATGTAGCGAGTAGTATCGCGGGCTGCGTGATGTACGGCTGTGTGGTGAGGGCTTGTCACTTCTTCTTTTTGCCCTTCGCAACTTTACCGCCGATATAACCTGCGAGTAGTGCTGCGAAGATTGGCTGTTTTTCTTTAGGACGAAAGCCGAACACACCGCGCATGAACTCTTCACGTTCATGCTGATTGTTCATTTCAGCAACTTGTTCGTACCATGGCTTATGAGCCATCACAACCCCTTTTCGCAACCTGCGGGAACAGTGGTCAGGAACCGCAGCGGTTACCTGATGTTGCAATGATAAAGAAAAAGCCCCACTTTCGTGGGGCTAAGTCTTACTTCTTTTCTTTCTTGATCTTCTTGGCTAGAGCCTTGTCCATCTTTTCATCCGCTGCACGAGATGGCTTCTTCTTATCCATCTTCTTGTCAGCCTTTTCAAAGGCCGCCTTTTGCTTTGGAGACATACCCTTCATTACCTTGGCATCTTGAGCAGCATCTGACATCTTTTTAGCCATTACATGCCCTTCTTACGATTGGTAATCATCTTAGGATTTTTGGCCGCTGACATCTTCTTTCCTTTACGGAGAGCAGCAAAATCTGCAGCATCAATCTTCTTTGGATTACCGCCCATAGCAGCGATCTTCTTCTGCTTAGGAGATAGACCGTCAGCCATTACTTGGCCTTCTTAGAAGCACGAGCAGCCTTGCATGATGCACAGGTGCACTTACATCCTTTTGCTGGCTTGCCCTTGGCACAGCCACAACCACATTTAGCACAGATTTTGGGTACCTACTTTCGTTGATGTAGTTTCTAAATACTCAACAGCCTTTTTTAAGGTGTCAAGATTGTCCTTAGCATGCCCTATCATGAGGTTGCAGTCTCGGCAAAGTAAGCCTCGAACGCACTTTCCACAGGTAGTATCCGTAGAACAACAGGCATGGTTATGGTCAATATTTGTTTGCCACTTATCTCCGTTTTCATCTGCGGGATGAGGGAGTGATTTGTTGCATATTGGGCAACACCCTCCTTGAGAATCGTACACGACAACTAGTTCTTCCAAACTCATTGAATATCGCTTTTTAAGATGCGCTTTATACCTGTTGATTCGATGATAAGGTTCAAACTTCCAATTAGCCTTATGTTTATTATCGTACTCTTTTTTGCAGGGTTTACAGTATCCGTTACCTTTATGAAAGTTTTCTTTAGGTTGGGATACTTGACATTTGGGACAGTACTTCACTTTGATTTAGATTGTTTGGAGGCCCACATATTATCAATCAAATTTGGCCAAGGACGACCAGCCTTTGCTGCTCGTGCCTTTGCCGCACTCTTTGCTGATGATGACAGGGGTGTAGATTTCTTCTTTGGATTTTTGGTATTCCAAACTTCTTTAGCCATTACTTCTTACCATTATTCTTCTTAGAGATAGCGGCTGCTTTGCTTTTAGCATCAGCCTTAGAAGATGCACCCCATGCTTGTAGGGACAATAGCAATCTTGTTGGCTCACCGTTGGGTTTGTGCTCTGGTCCTGGCATTCCACCCATGCGAGCAAGGAATGATGCACGACGAGGATTGTCACCCTTTTTTACTGGAGCCTTAATATCATGACCCTGTGCTTTAAGAGATGCACGACCTTTGGCGTTTAATCCGCCTTTTTTATTTTGTCCTTCAGATCTTTGCCATGCTGGTGTTTTAGCCATGTTACTTCTTCTTTCCAGCCTGCGCCATCTTCTCCATTTTAGCCTTACCATATTTCTTCATGCCAGCAGCCGCTGCAACTGCAGCAGGATTCTTAGCACCAGACTTTTTTGCCTCTTCTTCAACTTTCTTGAAGCGGGCTCCTGAACCTAACTTTGCTTTAGCCATTTTTCTTATGCCAATCTTTAGTGGCTTTTACGCCTTGGTCGATGGTCTTGACTTTACCCTTTGTCTTCTTGGTTAGGTCAATTTTGTCATACTTGCCCTTGTTACCTGCATGGTCAACAATGACATCGCCCTTTTTGTTCTTCTTAATTGTATGGCCTTCGCCTTTAATCTTGATGGTCTTAGCCATTCTTTTTCGCCCCCATAGGTGCAGTCATCTTTGCATGTTTCTCTTTGAGTTTAGCCATCTCAGCCTCATGCTTCTTAGCAAGGGCTTCTACTTCTAGTTTGTGTGATTCTGGCTTCTTATTTGCCATGGCTTTTAATCCACCTCCATTAGGATAAGTAAGTGGTGCGGGTTGTAACTTAGATAACACCACTTACTTATTAACCTTCTTTGCTTCGCTGATACCAATAGCCAAGGCTTGCTTTCGAGATGTTACTACTGGACCAGTCTTTGATCCAGAGTGCAAAGTTCCAGCCTTGTATTCGGCCATCACTTTCTCTACCTTGCCCTTTTTAGGGGCTGCCTTCTTAGCCATGGTTAACCTTTCTGGTTAATTACTCAGCGTCGTTTTCGTCGTCATCCTCGTCGTCTTCATCATCGAAGTCGTCGAAATCAATATCTTCGTCATCTTCATCATCGGCATCATCTGCGTCTGAATCATCTGCGTCTGAATCATCTGCTACAGGAGCATCTGCTACAGGAGCATCTGCTACAGGAGCATCTGCTGCATCAGTTGCTGGTGGTGCATCGGTTGAATCTGCTGCTGGTGCTGCGTCCGCTGCTGGTGATGCATCTGCTACAGGAGCAGTTGCGTCTGTTGCTGTTGTTGCGTCTGTCGCAGTTACATCCGCTGCTGGAGCGGCTGTTGTATCAACTGCAGGTGTTGTTGTCTCGTCTGACATGGCACGCCTTTCTAATTTGCGTAGTCTTGGAATTGTGGATAGTTCTGCAATTCCTCAGGGTTGATTTGATTGCAGTCGATCTGGACCACACTATACCGTTCGGCGTATCGTCCCAAAGGGTTAACTTGTTGAGGGCGAAACACAATTTGGTTAAAGACTACGTGGTCTTTGACATGGTTGGTTGGGTTAGCAATCATGTCTGGGAGCAGGCGATTGAGATCGGCCACGGCTACCACGATCTTAAATGTGTCCGTGGTGTAGAAGCCTCGCTCGTTAGGAGAAGAGTCGCCACGAACGTGTTGAGCCATAATGACAGGCATATCAAAGGGATCATTCCAACGAACGCCATGTCCTGGAGTCTGGCTTGAGACGTCGTAGATAGGGTCTACCCACGTGTCTAAGTTAGAGGCCAAGGCATTAGGATCAAAGGTCCACCAGGATACGGTGGTTCCTACAGGAGATCGTAGTTCATCTACAATTCCCTCATCGTTAGAGGCAATTTCAAATGGGATCTTGAATCTTCCCTGTACCTGAGTTCCACGCATAGAGACTATTCTCCCCTATCTATAGGGATAATAAAGGATTTACTTAAGCGCTGATTTCTTTCCAAGACAAGGTTGGTTCATCCCACCCATAGAACTTACCACCTGTAGGCATTGGTGTGGGTGCTTCCCAAATGCAGGTTTCTTCATTTAATGTCCACGAAGCAAAAGGCTGAGGCCAGTAAAAAGCGTCACGACTTTCATCGTAAATCATGCCAATTCCCGCATAGTTTTTGCGGAAAGGCGTCCCTCCTTCACGTGTGCTCTTACCACCAATTGTGTTGTACGAAGTTCTTTTACAAATTTGAGTACGAAAGTTTCCGTACCATTCTTCTGGTGTTAGGCCTTCAATAAGTTCAGTCTCATCTTTGCCAACAATTACTTCTGTAACAATATTGCTGTCATCAAGAAAAGCATAGTGTGCCATTATATTGTCACCGTACCTGTTCCTGCTGTGAATGTGTAAATCTTGTTCGTTCCATTGTCGTTGTAAGAATAAGTAAGACCGCCACCAATAGAGGTAAGGGTTGCATACGAACTTGGATAAGCAATAATTACTATACCCGAACCACCTGCGCCTGAGGCATAGGTGGAAGAAGCAGTACCACCACCACCGCCACCTGTATTGGCAGTTCCTGCCGTAGCAGGGTATTGAACACTGTTAAGTGCTCCACCGCCTGTGCCTCCACCGCCCGCTCCACCGCCGCCTTGGGTTGTGTAAAGAG